TCCAGAGTGCGGTAAATTGAAGCATCGTATAGTTCAGGAATAAATCCACGTATTACGTTATTAACATTCATTTATTGTCATCCTTTCGTAGCCGCTATTTCCATTTGGCGCGGCTTTCCTGTATTTTGGAGAGGTTCTTGATAATCCACCGCTGATCGCCCTTGTTCTTTTCAAAGGTTTCAGCGGAGATATAGTCTGCCACTGTTGCCCCCTGCCCGGTAACGGAACCAGGAGAGTTGACAGCGTTCTTTTTGTTGGTTTCTTTAACTTGGATAGCTTTTTCTTGCGCCGCTATCTTCTCTTTTAGGGCCTTGTTTTCGTGGATCTGATAGCTGTCAAGCAGGCTGTATCCCTTGTTGCATCTATCCCATACCTCTTGGGGGATAGTGGAATAGTCCAACTCTGGATATGCTGACTTAAACTCATTTGCAGACTGGTTGACTTGCGCCTGCATCTGCTGCTGTGAACGCGTCTGCCCAAGCTCCTGCTCAATCTGCCCTGCTTTCAGGACGGATGGATGCTTACTGACAAGACTCTGGGCGATTTCCAACATGACAGCAGGATCAGCACCATACTTTTCCGCTTCCTTCGCTATGACTGCCTGGTATTGGCTGTCAAGTAGCTGTGACTGTTGGTGCTGTTGCGTGGCATCCCACCCTGCAATTAATTGCTCCCAGGTGGTAATGCCCTGCGCACCAAAACGCCGGGCAACTTCTGCATCCCGTTCGGTAAGACGGGTGTTAATTTTGTCATAATTAAGCCCCTTCTGAATCCAGGCGGGGGCCTCATCATAAGGAATTTCCTTTTCCTCTTTGTTGTATTTGACTTTGATAGTCGCTTGTTTCGTGGCCTCTGGTGTGGCATCTGGTGTTTCCGTGGTTTCCGTAGTCGGTTCAGTCTGGTTTGGCTGTTCCGTCTGTTCTGTGCTCTCCGTATTTTCTGTGCTTACTTCTTCCGTTGCTGTTTCCGCGCTTGGTGTGCTCGGAATATCCGCGAATTCCATTTAGTTATTCCCCTTTCAAATTTGCCTATGGTTGGGCATAGAAAAACCGCCTATAAGGCGGTCTGTGTAGCGTTTGTGGTTGGTCGTGGCTGCTGCGCCTGCATCATCATTTTCTGTTGGTGCATTTGCCCAGCCTGCATGAGTTTCTGTTGATGCTCTACCTGACTTTGCTGTAATTTTTGCTGTTGCTCTGCCTGCTCCATCTGCTGCTGTTGCTGAAAATCTTCTGGCTTTAACTCAATGCCGTGCTGTGCCGCTAGTTGAATCTGCCCTATAATCGGCAAGTCGGCAAACTTAATGCTGGTAGAAGGAGCCTCTGGCGCAGGCGGTTTCTGCTGTGACATTGCCAATTTTATTTCCTCCAATAAGTCCTCTTTCTTCGGAATCATCCCATCGGGAACACGCTCCAAGTATTGGATAAAGTCAATCTTAGCATCCCTCAAAAGGTTGTCCAGAGTTTGCATAGCGGTTATTTCTGACCAGTAGGATGACGGGCCTACCTCAACTTTTAGCTGGAACTTGATACCTTTTAGTTGCGAAAAGTCAAAGGGTATGACTATCCGCTTGCCCTTCTCGGTGATAGTAATATTCCTATTGCCGTATTTGGCAATCATCATATCGAGCCAGATATAACCGATGTCCTCCACCCACTGGTATAAATTGGCCTTGATGTTTTCAAGCGGCACGAATGACGCCTGCTGGACAGCGATAATTGCAGCATGGTTGTCTGCCTTGATGTTGCCTGTGGCTGCATCTGTAACGCCGATTAAGTCTTTGGTGTAGGCTATCGCTGCGTCAATAACGCTCATAATCTGGCTGGACATCTGCCCTGGCTGCAGATACATTGCTACTTTACTGATGTCCTCGGCAGAATCTACGCCGATGGCCTGCCCTACCTGATTGGCCCAGGATGATATGAGGCTCTTGTTGTAAACCACCTTGGGGAATGCTGTCTGCATCAGATTGAGCATCACCATTGCAAACATTTTGTTGATAAATATCTGATTAGGTACAAGCCCTGTACCTACAGCCTGCCCGTGACAGCTATTCTTGCGCCTGTCCCAGTTGCCATGCGATACAGGGTACTTAGTGCTGCCCGTGTCGGTAGACGGCACGATTGTACATGCTCTTGTGCTTTTAATGTAATGTAAAGTTTTAGTTTTTGAGTCTTTCCAAAACTTAATTAGTGCGGTCGTTTTGCCGTTGTCGTCGACGCCTTCCATCTCAATTTTAGCCAATATGCCTGACTGTTCCTTGGTGTCGCTATCCCCTGTAATGCCGATTAAGTCAGCATCTTTTGCGCCGTGGAGTTTGGCTTCCTCTTTGAGTTTACTGACCAACTCCCTGAATGAAACTATAATCCAGGGCTGTGGTTCCACCCTGGCATCGTTAGGATTGCCGAAGTGAACATTGACATTATCAACACACTCAAAAGATATATCGCCCTCAATAGGGACACCCTCTATCTCCTGCCCTGTGTTTATAGTGGAGTCCCAAAAGGAATAGCCGTCCATGTCACCTGATATTGCGGCGTCAAGGAGAGCACCCCTCATATTGGAATCCATCTTAAGTTTTTCCCACAGCGTTTCAGAATATTTGCTGATTAACTCGCCAGCCTGCTTGATTGCCTGATCCTGCTCGTCGGCAGATTCATCAGCTATATTTTCAGGGATGAAGGTTAATTTAACACGCTGTGAGAGAATGGCCGATATGAAATAATTTATGCACCTGCGAAAAATATTGAACACAGGCGTTGGCAGACCGTTGGATACAACGCCATCCCACTGATCACCTGCATAAAATTTTTCATTTAGATCAGCGTTTTCGTATAAGTTTATTTTTAGTTTATAATCCTTACTTTTAGAATATAACGCCCACTCGTCCGTTTCGCTGCTATTGTTACTAAACCAACCCAAAGTTACTCACCTCCTGCTTGTGGCTTACCTGTATAACTGAATAGATTTTCTATCCCCTGCGCTGTCAGGTCATCGGCCGCTTTATCCTTCTTTGCCTCTGTGCGCTGTGCAATGGCTGCTAACGGCGTTTGAATAGGTGCAGGCTCTATCCCCTTGACCATCCTCATGCCTGTGCGTATGCCCCGCTCATAGGCCACTACAGCCAACACAGAAAAGCACAGCCCTAAAGCTGCGCCCAGGATTGTGTATTCCATTATTCCCTCCTATGTGTAGTTTATATATGTCTTATCATACCCGCTTCCCCGATATGAATCGTAAACCGGGTCGCGCTGCAAAAACGTATCTTTTACTTCGTCCGGCACATTATCACGAGAGTACATAAAACGCTGACAGGCCATCGTGGCGGCATCAACCTGATCATCGTGCGCGCCGTTTGGGAAGGATGCACATTCCTCGATAAAGCTATTTATCCAGGGGCAAATTGAAGGGGCAGGCAGATAAACATTCCCCGCCTCAATCAAGGGGCTTACTGCGCTTGCCCTGGCTACCTTTGACCCTTTCGGATTAATTGCGATTATTCCGCCTATCTTATGACGCAGCATGGAAATTACAGCTGGCCCGTTTGCTTTATCCTCAACCAGTTTAATAATCGCTTTCGGATTTCTTTCCGTCAGACGGTGGAATGCTTCTAGTGTAGACGTGAAGTCCATCCTGCCATATTCCCTGTCAGGCAGCATATAAATACTGGCCCCCACATTACCCCAAACCTGGCCTGATACATAGTCACTGCCGTCTGAGTCTTTAAAAGTCATATCCCATGATTGCAGAATGCGGTCAAAGCCCTTCGGCAGTTCGGTATAAAACTTCCACCATTGCCGCTTAATCATGCCGCCTTCTTCCGGGGAAGGACGCTGCTGGTAAAGTGAGTTCCAATGACGGGAACCTACCGCCAGTTTTATCGCCTCGTATTCCTCCACCGAATACCGATCAGGCCATAAATATTCCCCAACCTCACGCCCTAAAACGTCCCCTTCTTCAGCCTGAGCAGGCAGACTAATAACCACCCACTGTTCCCCGCCTGCCTCCATCTCGTGAAGCAACCTGCCTGCCAGATCATCTTCGTGCCATCGAGTCTGAACCAACACAATGGCCCCGTTAGGAGCAAGCCTAGTCCGAAGCGTTGTCCTATACCACTCCCACACCTTGTCCCGATAAATCTGTGAATCAGCCTCCTCAGCATTCTTGACAGGATCATCAATTATACATATCTTGCCGCCACGTCCAGTAATTGGCCCCCCAACGCCAGCAGCAGTCAACCCGCCTCTATGCCTGGCAATCGTCCACCTCTCAGCAGAACCGCTATCTTTAGAAAGCGCAATATTCTTCCAGAGTTTTAGACAACATTCTTTAAATGTGTCCCTCGCTATCCGGGAGTGATCTAAAGCTAAATCCGCTGCATAGGATGTCATGATTATCTCTTGGCTGGGGTGCTTGGCTAAATACCAGGCAGGAAACTTCTTGCTGACAACTTCGCTTTTTCCATTCCTCGGCGGCATGAATACCATCAGGCGGGTAATATCACCCCGCTCAATAGCCTCTAATTTGTCGCATAATAAAAGCAGATGCTTAGCTGGAAGCCATCTGCCGTCTGATTCATACATGAGAAACTCGGAGAGCATCATGCGGGCGAGTTCCTGCTTGACTGATTCTAGTGAGGGAGTTTTTAATTTAGCAATATTTACCACCCTTTTTATGTGATTATTATTTTTATGTGGGGGAGTATGGTAAAACATGGGAGCCTTTTATGGATATTTGAGAATTTATTAGAAGGTATATATCACTACCCCACCCCCATCGGCGCGGCCCCATACACCCCCCCTACCCCCTATACGCCACAACAATAAACAATGACTGTATCTGCGTGCGCTGATGGACTGGTTGTACATACTCTATACTATGCGCCTGTGTTAGCATTAGGCAGGCGTAGCATAACAACAACAAGCAGCACATACATAAACAATACACGTTGCATATATGAGTGTTGCTTATAGTAACATATACAACATCTAGTATGTCAGTAATAGTCAATAGGTCAGACATTATGTCAACTATAACAAGCCAATGATACCAAGGGATACAGGGCTTATCTAGTTGACATAGTCGCTATTATGGGAACATAACTCCAACAATTAGGAGATATTAGTCAGACTTTTGAGTCTTTTCTAAGATTGCTTTTAGGGCAAGTAAATCCTCTTTTGGTAATTTAGAGATGTCATTTACCTCTAAAGCCCCGCCATCCTTGCCTGTCAGCTCAATTTTGCTCCTGTCAAACCGGCTGTATTCATTAGGGAAACAGCGTTCTAGAATCCATGCTTTTGCCTGCCAGGCTGCACCTTCACCCTTACGCACCTCTGCCAGTAGCTCATTTTTAGCTTCTCCACGTGCTTCTTTTAAGGCGTCAGAAAAACGGCGATGAATATTATTGATATCAGCCTTATCAGCAGCTTCACCTTTCCGCATCCAATCATAAATTGTTTCCTTGCTAATATGCAGTATATCAGCCACAGTTTCAATATAATAAACTCGCTTTATCAAATCGGCAGCTTTTGCAATCAATTCATCATCCAGCATACATGGTCTGCCGCCATTTTGCCTTTGTGCCAATCCAATCACATCCTTATCTCACATCAATTCTAACAGCCGCAAAATATCACCCTGGTATGTTCTGCCCTTCACAAAAAAAGCAAATTATGCACATAACCTGTTAAGGTTCTGGTCTCTGTTCTGGTATCTGTTATAGTGGTATCTGTTAGAGGTACGTTTCTGTACCTGGTAGTAGGTACAATATTGTACCTAGTAGGCAGTACATTTGCGTACCTGGTCAATAGTGTGGATCTTGTTTCCACTGTGCAAAATCAAGCATATAATATCTGTTTGGTTTGCCTCTTTCCTTTGTTACTGTTATAAATCCCATCTGTTCAAGTTCAGCTATATGTTTCCATAACTTCCGCCTGTCCATTCCGCAATCCCTGCATATAGTTTCTAATGAGGGGAAGCATATTAGCGTCTTACTGTCAGCCCTGGATAATAGCATGATATATAACAGCCAGCCTGCACCACTTAACTCTGTTGACTCTGTAATCTCTCCTGTCTGCTTGTCTGCCCATTGCGCTGCTGGTCTATTATATCGGCCTTTATCCCGTAGCCATGTTATATAGAAAGCATTGATAGGTAGTATGTTTTCCTTCTTCATATTATGCCACCCTTCCTGGCCCTCCAAATATTAAAATCAGTCGGCAACTGGTGGAAGGGACCAGCGTTCGGAAGCTACCCTAGCCGACTGAAACTTATCATATTAATGTAACATTGCAAATGACACGCAAACTATTTTTCCCTACAGCCGCAACGCTTGCAGCCACATTTCAAAATAAATCTAAGTATATTTGTAAAAGGGCTATTGACAGGCTTTATGCTAGCATGATATATTGTTGTCAAGCCAGTCAACACTGGCAATAAGGGAGGGAAAATAAAATGACAGACATTGAGTATAAATTTAAAATCGGTGACAAAGTAAACTGGGTAAACTCAAACGGTGTTAACCTTGGAGCGAGAACGGTAATAGGGCTTGACATAAGAACAAACAGACCGACATACTATCTAGACCCTATTGATACACCGTGGTTTTCTGTTGGCGAAGAAGAATTATCAGCATAGCATCCTGCTCCTGCCCTTTACGGAGGGCAGCATGGAGGATGCTAAAGGGGAGGGAAATTAAAATGAAAACTCCAGATAATATAAAAATTGGAATACCGTTTAAAATTGAAAAAGGAAATCGAATAGCATGGTATAAAATAATAGAACATCCTTATTTTGATGCTTTAGCACTTATTGCAGACCATCCATATTTAAAATACAACTTTAAAGATGAAGATGAAAAACATATTATTTATGGAGGAGATACTATTCAGAAAGCATGGGAAAGCGCTTATAGTCATACTTAATTAAATTTACTGAATTAATCAAATAGAAGGGGAGGGTTTATAAGGATATTGCTATAAGTGTTATTGGGAACAACAGAATATAGAGGAGGCAACACAATGAAACGCAAGCCCTACGCGATACAAGTATCAACCCGCCTGCCGCTTACAACTGTGCAGATGCTCGACGAATACGCAGAGCGCACCGGTGAGAGCAAGGCAAGCGTCATAGATGCTGGCATCAAGCTGTATATTGAGCAACAGAGAACCAAATAGCCCCCATGTGGGGCTTTTTTCTTTGCCCGAAGGCACCGGCGGCTGCGACATTACTGCCACAGACGCGCCGCATATAGTAAAAGCAAATCCCCCGCCAGTTGGCAGGGGAAAGAGAGAAGGGAGGGATTATCAAGTTTTATATTTATCAACAATGACATTATATTTTAAAATATCGCGCCAAAAGTCCTAATATTGTCCTATTAGTCCCAGTTCTCTTGCAATCGCCGTGCAGATCTCATTGCGCCACAAGTAAAAGGTATTACGGCCACAGTTTAGCTTTAGAAATATGCCGGTATCTGTCAGCGTCTGTGGATTCGTCCAATACTTTAACTTTACCAGCTTCAATTTTTCAGGCGGCAGGCTCCATATCACATTTCCGATCGCATACACTGTGCGGTGCATCTGATTAAGCCGCTTGCAGGTTATCAGGCTCATAGCGCGTTTGAATGTCGGATCGCTTG